CTGCAGTGGAAGCTCGACCAGACGACGGGCGCCTCCACGTTTGGCACAACGCATCTGTTGAACTTCACCGTGATGCCCGTGGCGAGTAAGCCGATTGGCGGCGGCTAATGCGTCAACTTCTCGCGGCGGGTCTGCTCGCGATTGGGCTATTGCCGGCCCCGCCGATGTTCACGACGGCCTCGGATAACTTCACGCGCGCCGATAACACGACGCTCGGCACGAACTGGATCGATCCCGAGACGGAGTTCGGCATTAAGAGCAACTCCGCCACGCAGAAAAACGCCAGCATCAACCCGCAGGCTGTGGCATGGTGGAATCCGTCCACCAACACCTTTAGCGCGAATCAGTTCAGTCAAGTGACGTGTAACACCGTCGGCGGCACGCCGCCCTATGGCAGCCAGCAGTGCGGCGTCGGCGTCGAGATGAGCGGGGCCTCCCTCGCGCTCTTCACGGGGTATGTGGTCTTTGTTGATTCGGTGGGCAGCACGTGGGCGCTCTATCGGCAAGATACGGGCATCTCGTATAACTCGCTTGCCAGCGGATCGCACACGGCGGCTGATGGCGACGTGCTGTATTTGGAAGACAACGCGGGTGTCTTGACGTTCAAGATCAACGGCTCCACGCTCGCGACACATAGCGACAGCACGTATTCGTCCGGGCAACCCGGCATCAACGTCTACAGTAACGGCAGCGGGGATGCTCTCGGCCTGAATACGTGGAGCGGCGGCGATCTGAGTGCTGGGACGACTTTTCCTGCGGCCATCATCAATGCGCCGATTCGCTGCTGCCGGTCGCCTCAATGACACGCGTCGCCTTGATCGCGCTGGCGCTGCTTCTGGGCGTGAATCTGTGTGCCTCCGTCGCCTCTGTCCCTGGCTTGGCGCATGCGCCTCAGCCACTCATCGCGTCACCACGCGAGGCGAACGTGCCGCAAGTGCGGATGTCGATCAGTCTTCGGCCTACGGGAGGCGGTGGGGGCGGCGCGACGTTCACGCAGTCCGACCTGACATGGCTCGGCGATTTCCTCGTGCCGAATACCGGCACGGCACCCAACATTGGGACGGATACGCAGCCCGTCGCCTTCCGTAAAGTCAGCGGCGTGGTGCATGTGATGCTCATACAAGCCTATGAACACGGTAATTTCGGGCCAACTGATCCAGGCCCTGGCGCGGTCTACGAATATGCTGATCCTGGCAGCGGCTACAACAAATCGTGGCCGAGCGCCCCGCATGGGACATTCATCAAGAATTGGGGACTGGATGGCGGCGGCAACTCCTACGACATGTGGCATGGGCAACTCGGCACGACGACCTGTCTGAGTACGACGCCGTGGGGGAACCAGCCTGGAGGCACCCCACCCTGCACACTCGGCGCGACAAACATTGCCATTGGCGATTTAGGCGGGGGCAGCAATTATATTGTCGTCGGCGCTTATTGGCACGATGATGGTTCGGGCCATTGCTGCCTGTTTGCGACCTACGGACAGGGCTACACCAACTACTCACCCGACACGAATCTCGCGATGGCCGACCTTGTCGGCACTGGCAGCACCACGGCCTACCATTGGCGGACCTGTGCTGGCACCTACGGCGTCGGGGGAACAGGAGGTCAGACCTGCGGCGGCATGCGCGGGATGGACCTGTGGGACCAGCCAGATGGCAGCATGGGCATCGGCGGAGCCAATGCGGCGTGGCAGCAAAACACCTTCAATAAAGGCCCAAGCTTCTTTTCGGGACTCACCTGGCCGACCGCATCCACGCCCCAGGGCTATGGCTCAACACGCGGGACGGCGCCCTATCGCACGACAGACCTGCAGTCTCCCACAGAAGCCCTCGCGTTCTACCATCTCGACGGGAATCTCACCGATGCGGGAGCCATCATCAGCGGACCGAATATCACCTTTCGACGGACCACCGACGCGACACAGGGCAATTATTTATATGAGGATGTCGGCGGCACTGATGCCCCCGATCCTGACTTGTATGGAGGCGTAGGGGGATGGAGTTCCCTCGATAAAGACAACGGGACGGCGTGGGTGAATACCTCGCCGAAGTCCGCCGTCATCGTGGCGATGACGCTCTCGGTGGGTCATACCTGGTATAAGACGAATGCGGGATTCACCTATCAAGAGAAGGGCACCGGCCCGACGCTGATCTTCCAGCGCAATGCGCTAGAATCTTGCGCGCAGACCAATACCGGAAATATCGACTCCGAGATCGCGTTCTGCGTGAAACCCGCCTTTTATACGAACGTTGTGGCGAATGCGGTGGGAGTGAAGTTCTTGAATCCAGGCACGTCGAGCGCGGGTTTTAGCGTGACGACATCCGGGAACATTATTACGGTGCATTTGGCGACCAACGGTTCCAGCGTCGTCACGACGACGGCGAATGATGTGGTCACGGGCATTAGCGGGAATAGCACGGCCAACTCGCTCGTCAGTATGACCGTGCCAGGAACAGGGTTGGCCACGGTCGATACGATTACTGACGCCAAGGTTCCCGGCACGAGCGACGAAGGGGCCACTATTGCGTCAGGGATCATGACCCCTTGTCACGGGCCGCAATTTTGCACGCTTCACAACGTCGATTCCGGCGTGGGGAACACTGGACCCGTCACGAATCATCGTGAACCCGCGTTAGCGATGTATTCGACAGCCGACGTGCTTGCCGCGCCGACCAGCGGGAATCCAGAATATTCCCTCGACCCGGACAACCTCATTTATCTTCACAACATCGACGCGACGATGGCCTTTGCCCCGGAAAATAGCTCAACCTTCCCAGACTACATTAGTGGCGTCTACTTTGATTCGGCCACGAACAAACTCTATGTCGCCGCGCCTTTCGTGGATGACACCACGATTGGTCCGTTTAGTCGCGCGCCGATCATCCATGTCTTTTCAGTGGCGACCTCGATGCCCGCGCCAGTGCCATCGGAGACGATCGGCTCAATGGGGCTGATTTATCTTCTCAGTCTGGCCGGCTGGGGACGATTGACGCGCAGGGTATCCTAGACCATGCTCACACGACTGCACACCCTGGTTCGTCGGCCGTTTATGCAGGGCTTTCTCGGCGTCTTGGCTGCCGTCGCCCTGCTGGTGGCCGTCTGGCAGACCTACGGATGGGTGCGCTGGCAGGTCTATGGCCGCAACAATCAGCGGATTGATGCGATGCAGGACAAAGTGGATCGCATGTGGAATTATCTCGTCTCTCAAGAGACCGTGAAGCACACGGCCGGAGGACAGTAATGGCTGAGATGATCATCGGACAGACCGACGACGGCAAGCCCATCAAGATCGGCATTCCTGAGCCGCCTACGCACGTCTCGGCGCCGAAATACAGCTACCGCTATCAGGCGTATCCGAAAACGGTCTACAAGAACGTGCCCGACCCGGACGAGCACACGCCGATCACCGCGCGCACGGTCGCGTCCTTCGAGGCGTGGCAGGCGCTCGGCGCCGGCTGGGTCGAATCGCCCACGCAGTTCGAGCGCGAGGCGCCGGCGGCGGCCGTGAGTGAACCCGGCGCCGTGCCGAAGAAGCGCGGACGCAAGCCGAATCCCGTCGCGGTGCTCGAGGCGTAAATGTCGGTCACGCTCACCGGCCGGTCGCTGATTGCCTCGTCGCTGCGCCTCATTGGGGCGCTGGCGCAGGGCGAGACTGCGCCGGCCGCTGATGAGTCGGAAGCATTCGACACGCTCAACCAGCTCGTCGATGGCTGGGCCACGCAGCAACTGACCATCCTGACGATTGGCCGGCACGTCTTCACGCCGACGGCCAACGTCTCGACCTACGCCATCGGGCCGACTGGCGTCACGATGGCCGATGGCTACACGGACCGTCCGACCGAGATCGTCAATGCGGGCTTGGTCCTCAACACGGCCACGCCCGCGATTGAGATTCCGCTGACGCCCCTCACCGATGACGACTACGCCGCGATTGGCATCAAGGCGCTGACGAGCATCTACCCGACGGAGTTCTATTACAACCCGACGATGCCCACGGGCACGTTGTTTCTCTGGCCGACGCCCAATACCGCCGCCAATACCATCGCCATCTACACACCCGATGCCTTGGCGCAGTTTGCCGATTTAACGACGCCAGTGACGTTGGCGCCGGCCTACGCGCGCGCGCTGCGCTACAGCCTCGCCGTGGACTTGGCGGCGGAGTTCGGCAAGGAGCCGCCCAACAGCGTCATCGGCATTGCCAATGCCGCCTTCGCTGAGCTCAAGACGCAGAATCTCAAGTTGTCGGTGCTGTCGCTGGACGAGATGTATCTCGACCACTTCAACCGCTTCTCCACGTACAACGCGTGGACGAACACCGGACAATGATTCAACAGGTGTTTGTCGGCCCGTCGTATCGGTCGCAGGCCATCACGGCCGATGCGGAGCGGACCGTCAACTGGTATCCCGAAGTGCTGGAATCGGCCGGAGCCAAGACCCAGGCGGCGCTCTATCCGACACCAGGCGTGCAACTCCTCTTTACGTTGGCCGATTTCCCGGTGCGCGGCATGGTGCAGGAAAACGTCTATGCCGGCGGCACCGCGACGTCTTACATCTGGATTGTCAGTGGTGCCACGCTCTATCAGGGCACGACGGCGCGAGGGCTCGTCACCGGCAACACCGGGCCATCCACCTTCACCTCGTCCGGGGCGACCGGCCTGCAGTTGATGAACCTGTCGGGCGGCGTGGCGACGATTGTGGACCTGACGACGGGACTTATTACCGGCACGGTGAGCCTGTCCTCGCAGACCTGCGGATATTTGTCCAATCGCTTTCTGGCGCTCAATGCGGCGACCGGCGCGCTCGGCATGAGCAATATCCTGGACGGGATGACATGGGATGCGGGCAATGTCGTCAAGCGCAGTGCCGCGGGCGACCCCTGGCAGGCGATGGCCGTCTTCAATAGCCAGATTTGGCTCTTGGGCGCCAAGACGGGCGAAGCCTGGTATGACGCCGGCACCTCGCCGCAACCGTTTCAGATGGTGCCCAACTCGCTGTTTCACATGGGCATCTCGGCTATCTACTCGCTCTGCATCTGTGCGGATGGCCTGATGTGGCTCGGCGCGAACGAGTCGGGGCAGGCGATTATCTGGCGCGCGACGAACTATCTGCCGCAGCGGATCTCGAACCACTACGTCGAGCGGAAGATTCAAAGCTACGCCACGATTAGTGATGCCGTGGCCTATGCCTATCAGGAGCAGGGTCACACGTTCTACGTGCTGAACTTCCCCACGGCCGGCGCGACGTGGGTCTGGGACGTGCTGACGAATGTGTGGCATGAGCGCGGCTATTGGAATGCCGACACCATGGCCTACGAGTCATCTCGGACGCATACGTCCACGTTTGCCAGCGGCGTGCATTACGTCGGGGACCGCGTGACGGGAGCGGTCTATCAGAGTTCCGTCGATCTGCCGCTCGATGTGGGGAACATGCCGCTGCGCCGGCTTCGCATCGCGCCGGTGCTCTCAGACGAGAACAAGTGGCTGTTTCACGCATACCTCAATCTCGACATCCAGCCCGGACTCGGCACGGCGACCGGCCAAGGGCAGACGCCACAAGCGATGCTCCAGTGGTCGAATGACGGCGGCCAGACGTGGGGCAATGAGCACTGGCGCTCGGCTGGCGCGCAAGGGGACTTCTCGACGCGGATCATCTGGCGCAAGCTCGGACGGGCGCGCAATCGCGTCTATCAACTCGTGGCGACGGACCCGATCCCCTGGCGGCTCATCAATGCCTATGTGGATCTCGAAGAGGGCACGTCATGAGCACGAACCTCCCGTTCACGTCGGGCATGAGCGACCCGCCCATCCGGGCGAATGTCGTCACCGACGCGCAAGGGAACGAGAACACGCCGGGCTTCCAGGCGATTCTCGGGCAACTCTGGCAGGGCTGGGTGCGGTCGCTCACGCAGTGGACGAACATTCAGGGCCAGTCCAATCAGGTCGCCTATGACGCGACGATGTTTGACAACTCGTCAGTCGGGGGATGGACGCCGACGGCGCTCCAAATCGAGAACTTCACGTATCGCTTTGTCGGGGACACGCTCTTCGTGAACCTCGACATCATCAGTTCGACGGTCACGTCGCTGTCGGCGTATCTGACGGTGCTGTTCCCGCCGATTGCCTTTGGCAAATATACGCCGGTCGAGAAGCAGGACTTCCCATGCCTAGTGACGGATAACTCTGCGAACTGGGTGCTCGGCCTAGCGTCCGTGCTGCCAGCCGCGACGCCTGTGGCGATCTACATTCGCAAGGCGGACGGCACGAGCTGGACGGCAGGGCATACGGTGTCCATCGGCCTCTCGGTGTCCTACCAGGTGCGGCTCACATGATGGCCCGCTGGTTGCCCGCCGACGAATGGCCGCGCCTGACCGGCACGGAGATGGAAACGATCTGGCCGCACCTCCCGGCCGGGGCGCAGGTCTGGGTCGTCGAGCATGGCGACAAGATTGTCGCGTGCGGATCGGTCTTCGACTTGCGCCATCACGAAGGGCTGTGGGTCGATCCGGGCGTGCGCCATTCGCGCGAAGTGTGGCGGTTGGCGGCCGAGAAACTGACGGCCGTGATGCCGTTCGTCACGCCGGCCGTGACGCCGGCCGTGGCGCGGTTCATCGAGCACTGCGGCGGCGAGCCGTTGCCGATGGCGCAGTGGTATCGCGTGGCCGCGACGACGATTCCCGACGACGTGAAAGACGCGACGTTGTTAACTGAAGGAGGGTAGCCATATACCAGCCGGCATAGCGATCGCAGGGATCATCGGCTCCGTAGCCGCCGCTAAGATTTCGTCCAATGCCGCGCAGAACGCCGCCAAGACGCAGGCGAACTCGGCGCAGCAGGCGCGCGACTTCACACAGCAGCAATTCAATCAAGTGCTGCCCTACGTGCAGCAGGGGCAGCAGCAAGCGGCCGCGGCGTTCAATCCGTATCAGCAGATTGGCAATGCCGCACTCGGCACGCTCTATCAGCGTCTTGGTATGCGCGCGCCGGCGACGGGACCGGCGATGCCGGGACAGCAATTGCCATTCCAAGCACAGCCCGCGACGATGCCGCCGCAGATGGCCAGCACCCCGTGGCAAGCGATGACCCATCCGGGTCAGCCGGCCCAATATGGCATCCAGCCAGGAATGATGCCTCAGGGCGGCTTCAACCTCTACGGCACAGGGCCACGGTAAATGGCGAATCCCTACGGGACGGCACTCAATCCTGACGGCTCGCTCTACACGCCGCAGCCCGTCGGGCCGCCGCAGACCGATCCGACGCAGAACGCGCCAACCTACGGCACGTCGATCGCCGGCACGAGTCTCAATCCGAACGACCCGAGCTATAACCCGCTCTATGACCCGTCGAGTCCGTATTACCGCAATCCCTACACGTCGTTCAGCGGACAGCAGTACGTGCCGGCCGGGATGCTTTCGCAGAACGTCTTGCCGAGTGCCAACGGCCAGAACTCGCTTGGGCCTGGGAGTCAGACCGGCGCGACTGGCATGCCCCCCGCGCCGACGGCCACAAGTTCGCGGACGCAAATTGACGCATGGACGAACGCGCTCTACCAGCAACGGTATGGCACGGCCGCCCCGCAGGATCAGCTCGACTACTGGGCGCAGAAGATTCAGAACCCCACGCAACTCGGTAACGGGCAGATGTCCGACGCCTCTTACTATGCCGGGCGACTACTCTACGATGGGACGCCCTATGCGACAGGCGGCGATACGGGCGGGGCGAACCCATACGGCACAGGCAATTTCGGCGCCCCACTCTTTCAGGCGACCAGCCCGTTTTCCTACGGCCAAGGCGTGCCGAACGTCGGCGCGTTCAGTTACGACCCGCTCCAGACGCCGCAGAGTTTCCAACTGCCGACGGGCCAAGAGGCGCTGAACCAAGACCCCGGCTATGCCTTCCGGTTGCAGCAGGGCGAGACGGCGCTGGAGAATTCCGCCGCCGCTCGAGGTGGGCTCGGTGACCCAAACACGCTCCGCGCCGTCCAGGACTACGGGCAGCAGTCGGCGTCTCAGGAGTATCAGAACGCCTACAGTCGGGCACTTCAAGCGTATCAGACGAACACCGGCACGAACCTGCAAGCGCAGCAGCAGCAATACGCGCAGGGTCAAGGCGCCTACACGACGAACGCCCAGACGCAGCTCGCCCAGCAGCAGCAGGGCTTCTCCCAAGCGCTCCAGGGCTACCAGACGAACTTCCAAGACCCGCTGGCGGCCTATCAAGCGCAGGTCGGGGCGAATCTCGGCTACGGCAATCTCGGCATCGCGCAGCAAGGCGTGGGCATCAATCAGGGCTATCTGGGATTGGCCCAGAATCAGCAGGCGTTCAATCAGCCGTATCAGTTGGCTGAGCTTGGACTCCAAGCGACCGGCGGCGCGACGAATGCGAACCTCGGCTATACCGGCCAACTGACGGGCCTCTACGGCGCGAACGCGAGCGCGCAAGGCAACTACATCACCGGCGGCGGCAACGCAATCGCGGCCGGTCAGGTCGGGAGCGGGAACGCCTATGCCGGCGCCGCCAATAACGTCGGGCAGTATGCAGGACTCGCGGCGTATCTGGCGCAGCACCAGCCGCCGCAGAACTCTGGCACGAACAACCCTTACGCGATTCATAACTGATGGCACTCGATCCCACGATCCCTCTCGGCGTCCAACCGCCCGCCCCGGCTAACCCGATGGCCTGGGTCGCCTTGGCGCAGCAGCGTCAGGACCAGCAGGCGCTCGAACAAGAGCGGCAGGCGCAAGCGCAGCGTATTCAGCAAGCGCAGATGGATCAGGCCAAGATTCATGGCATCATCCAGAACGCCACGAATCCCGCGACGGGCAACCTCAACACGCAGAAGGCTGCCGGCGATTTGCGGGCGGCTGGCTATGAAGACCAAGCCGAGAAGGTCGAGGAATACGCGCAGAAGAACGTGAAGGCGGCGGCGGACCAGATCGACTTGGACGCCAAGACGCGCATCGCGCAGCGCCAAGACCTCAGCAGCCAAGCGCAGACGCTGATCGACATCGCTCAAAGTGGGCGCCCAGTGCCGCCCTCGGCCTATCAGGATTGGGTGACGAACGTCGCCAAATCCCCGAGCCTTGGACCGTCGGTCGTCTCATCGCTGCCGACGCACTTCGATCTCCCGACGATGCAACACGCCGTCGAGTGGGGCCAATCGCAGGACGAGCGCGACAAGCATCTCATCGCGCTGGCGGGGCTGGCGAAGGACAAAGCCAGCTCCACGAAGGACCAGATCGCGTTGGCCCAGCAGATGCTCGGCGACCCGTCGCACAGCGCCGAGGATAACGCCGCGCTGATTGGCGTGATGGAGCATAACGGCACGCTCTCGACCGACTTGGCGGGCATGTTCCAAGGGAAGACTGGCCAAGAGATTACCGCGATGGGATTGACGCCGGAGCAACGCGCGACGGCGAGCGAGATGAAGCGCACGCCCGCGATGGTGAACGGTCAGCTCCAAGACGTGTTGGTGGATAAGCAGGGCAACACCTACGACACGCAGACGCGACAGCCAGTCAACGCTAAGCCCGTGCCGACGCAGGCGATGATCAACCTCACGCAGACGCCCCTGCCGCAGACGCCCGTGACGGGCCTGCGTCCAGACCAGGCGACGGCGAACAAGCCCGACCCATCGCTGGGCGGCCTGACGCCGAACTCGGTCTATCACTATGCCGTGCGAAATGCGCTGACCAACGAATTCCCACCGATGGGGCGGTCGAGCACGGACCCGCAAACGAAAGCGGCGCGGACGGCCATTATCAACAAAGCGGCGGCCATGGCTGACGCGGCGGGCACGGACCTCGGGACGCTCCAGCAGGAATACAAGGCGAACAGCGGCTCGCTCAACAACCTGACCAAGCTCTACAACGCCACGGCGTCCTCGGCGGGCACGGCGAATGACAACCTCGGGCTGGCGCAAGAGCAGAGCGCGAACGTGCCGCGCACGGGCTCGCCAATCGTCAACCACTACGTGCAGTGGGCGACCGGCCATACGCTCACCGGTAATCCCGAACTGACGAAGTTGGAAACCTACATCTACACGGCCGCGCGTGAATACGCCAAGGTCACGAGCGGGTCGGCCGCCTCCGTCCAAGGACTGACGGATTCCGCGACCAAGGCCTCAGAACAACTGCTTAACGCGGCTCAGACGCCAGAGGCCTTCCAAGCCGCGATTGGCGCGATGCAGAACGACATGAAGAACGTCACGGCCAATCAGGTGAAGCAGATTGGCTCGGTGTCGAGCACGGTCGCCAAGTTCCTGGCGAAGGCGAACGGGCAGGAGATGCCGACGGCTGCGCCGAATAAAGACCCCTTAGGGATTCGGTAATGCCAGGCCAAACACTCGCGCAGACGGTCCGCGCCAAATATCCAGGCATCTATGATGACCTTTCAGACCAGGATTTAGAGGCGAAGGTCCGCGCCAAGTATCCAGGCGTGTATGACGACATGCCTTCTACGCCTGCGAAGGCCTCCCCTGTGGCTGCTCCGTCCAGCGGCCCGACCACGATGCAATCGGCCTTCGCTGCCGCCATGGGTCTGCCGGTTGGGGCCGTGCAATCCGCGCAGGACTTACTCATCGGTGCCGGCAAGAGCGTGCTCGGCACGATCCAGGGTGGAGGGAATCTCATCCGATCGATTCCCAAGGTAGGCCCGGCGCTCGACGCGATGGGCAGTGTCACGCTGCCGGTGACGCCGCAGCCGTCAAATACCATGCAGACGGTCGGGAAAGTGGCCGGAGATATTGGGCAGTTCATGCTGCCAGGCGCGGCGCTCGGCAAGGTGAAGATGGCACTCGCCACGGGGTCTGGGCTGCTTGACGCGCTCGTGGGAGCTGGCGTCGAAGGGGCGTCGGCCGGGGCCATTGGTTCAGCCCAGACAGGTTCACTCGCGCAAGGCGGAAAGATCGGCCTTGCGACCGCCGGAACGACGGCGGCGATGTCCGGCCTCTTGGCGGCCGCCAAGCCGCTCTCTGAAAAGATCGAAAACGTGCTCGTGAAGCCATCGAAGGCCGATCTGGCGGACGGCTTCGATCCTGAGAACGTCTTTAAATACAACGTCGGCGGAACGCTCTCGCAGAGCTATGACAAAGTGACCGCCAAGATTAAGAACTTGGCCTCGCAACTGCAATCGACGCTCACGAATGCCCCAGATGCTCCGACGGTCGATCTTGGCGATGCGCTCAATGAGACCGTGCGGAGCCTGCACGCGGACTCCGCTGGCACATTCGGACAGAACGCGGCGATTGATTCGGCTGTGAAGAAGCTGGCCGCCGAGATTCCCAGCGTGACGCAGAGTGGTTCGGTCGATCTGGCAACTGGCAACAAGGTGAAACAGGCAGTCGGGAGCATGGGCGCATGGAATCATGGCGCCGGGATGCAAGACGAATCCACGAAGGCGATGGAGACCGTCGCCAACGCCTACTACGACACGCTCAAAACGCGCATCGAGCAAGCGGTCACGAATGCGCCTGGTCGAGTGCAGCAGATTAACGGGCAGATCAGCGACTTGATCCCGATTCAGCGGGCCATTGTCCGGCGCATCCCGATTGCCCAGCGCAACTCGATCCTGAACCTTGGCGACTTGCTCGGCTTGGCGAGTGGCCGCTACTGGGTCGGGTTGCTCAATAAAGGACTGATGTCTGGCACGGGCGCGAATGTTCTCAATGCGGCAGGAGAAGCGGCGCCATCATTGGCCCCGGCCGTCGGTCGGACGGTGGCTGGCGTGATGGCCGGCGGAGGATCACAGTAATGGCGACCGGCTACGGCATCGCACTTCCCGAGATGTCGTTCTTTGACGATCTCGGTAATCCGCTGAACGGCGGAAAAATCTACACATACGCGGCTGGCACGAGCACGCCGCAGGCCACTTACACCGACTCCGCGCTGACGGTCCCCAACGCCAATCCGATCATCCTGAACGCCGCGGGTCGGTGCGTCATCTACCTGCCAACGAACACCGGCTACAAGTTCGTCGTCAACACGTCGGCCGACGTGCTTGTTTACAGCATCGATAACGTGAGCCTGATTTCGGTCGCCACGCCGCCGGCCCCGGCCGCCGTGCCGACGGGCGCGATTCTGGCCTACGGCGCCGTCACCGCGCCGACGGGGTATGTGCTCTGCGACGGGTCCGCGATTGACCGCACGGTCTACGCGGCGCTGTTTGCCGTGCTCAGCACGACCTACGGCGCCGGAGACGGATCGTCGACGTTCAACGTCCCGGACATGCGCCAGCGGTTCGTCTTGGGGAAGGCGGCGTCTGGGACCGGGGCGGCCTTGGGCGCGACGGGCGGCGCGATTGACCATACCCATACGGGGCCGAGCCATACCCACACCTACTCAGATACGACCAGCACGCCCAGTGCGACCCAAGGGGACGCGCAAGCGGGCTCCGGCTCCGCGCCGGCCAGTGGCACGCACACGCACACATCGAGCGGCACGACGGCCGCGAGTGGCACGGGCGCGACCGGCAGCAATAACGGACCGTTTGTGGTGTGCGTCTGGATCGTGAAGACGTAGAGGAGGCCTGATGATCTCCCCCGAGGGCTGGATTCTCATTGCGATGCAACTGGCGACCATGCTGGTCTCGGTCGGCATGATCTTGCAGTGGCAAAAGGAAACCGGCCGAAGACTGGCGCTCGTCGAGACCAATAAGGCCGATCAGGCGGTGATGATGCTCCACGTCGCTCGGCTGGATACGGTGGATTCGCGCTTAGACCGGGACGTCACGAGCGTGCGGCATGATCTTCGGAACGTCCTCCAGCGCAAAGAATCGGAGGGATGATGAGCGTGCTTGCCGCATTGATCGTGGGTCAGATGCTCATGTTCTCGGTGCTCTGCGGACTCGTGCTGATGGTCAAGATGATGCTCGACAAGATGTCAGCCTATCACGCGCAGAACCAAGCGGAGATTCGCGCGTTCATGCACGACTTGTCGCATGTGCCGAAGGTGCCAGATGGTCGATGATCAGGCCTGCCATGCCATCATCGCGGACATCCTTTCGGCCGAAGGCGGCATCGCGGATGTGGGCGACGGCATGGGTGTGACCCGTTACGGCCAGACCGACGACTGGCTGGCGAATTGGAGTCTTCCGGTCCCGACATCGAAGGCGCAAGCGGCCGACAACTACCGCGCGTGGATGGCCCGCACGAGACTGGACGAGCTCAGCGGCATCAATATCCCCTTAGCTCACCTCGTGATGGATTCGGCCGTGAACGAAGGGCTGAGCCGCGCCGTGCGGTCGCTCCAGGGGGCACTCGGCGTGCCGCAGGATGGCGTCATCGGCTCGGTCACGCTCAACACGCTCACCCACACCGATCCGATTCGCATCGGGGCGCTCGTGGCGGAGTCGCGGCTCAAGCACTACGTGGACTTGGCCGTCGCAGACCCGGCGCGCAATCTCGGCTATCTGCAAGGCTGGGTAAATCGCTTGTGGCCGCAGATTCTGGCCGTCACCGGCATGACCTTCTAGGAGACTCCCCTCATGGATTGGCATTGGTTCGTGCAGACGAGTGGCTTCAAGGGCGCGGTGTCCGGCTTCCTGTCGGCCGCGGTGGTAGACTTTCACGCCATGAGCAAGTTCAACGGGTGGACGGATTTTGCCGCCTATAACTGGTCCGTAGCGACCTTCCGCTGGGCGATGGGCATCGTGACGGGCGCGCTGTCAGGCATGGGCCTCGGCGCGATGGTGGGCTGATGGGACCGCTTGAAGTCGTCGCCGCGGCACTCGCCGTCTGGGGCAAGTATCTGGACATCTATACCGCCATGCTCCAGAAGGCCACGCCAGATCAAGCCGCCAAACTCATCCAGCTCGAGATCGACCGCGAATCGTGGTGGCCGAATCTGATCGACAAACTCACGCCGAAAGGACCGCCCGCATGAACTGGCTCGCTGTTCTCAAGTCGATTGGCTCGCTCCCGCCAGAGACGCGCACTAAGGTCTTTCAGTTGGTCGAGCTCGTCGCGGAGTTGACGCAAGACCCGGCGATCATCGCGCTGCTTGACTCGCTCAAATCTCCTGCGGCCTAGGCCGCTTCTCTGGCTTGGGGGCGTTCTCCGCGGTGGTGGCGAGCGCCGTCACGCCGAACCGCGTGGATCGCATACGCATCTGCTCAGCGTGGGCGCGGTCGTAGAAGTTCGCGCAGGCCCACCAGGACTCTTTGGGCGGGTCAGCCAAGACGCGCGGCGGGTTGTCGTATTCATTCGGTTTACGCGCCATCAGGCCATCTCCTTAAGCGCCATAAGTTTCTTGGTCCATCTCTCCTTGGCGGATTTGCCTGCTTCGCTTAGACGGTATCTCGCCGTTTTCGCCTTCTTGTAGGCGATGCCTTTTGGAGTTTTAAGCCATTTAGCTTCGTAGGCTCGACGCCATTTGGTGCGGCAGTCAGCGCATAGCCGATCGGTTGTTCCTCGACTGCGTACTGATGCGCTGCACCAACGCCCACCTCTAGCGCCTGCCAGACGGATTGGCAGACCGGCTGAAGGTGGGCGAGGACTGCATCAGGGTCTGGAACTGTCGGGAGCAACATGATAATAAAAACATACACTTTCTCCGAGGGTAGATCAAGTGATCCCTGTCGAGTACGAAAGGGTATGTACTTCAATGGCTTAGAGGCCTTGACAGTGCGTTCACGGTTAAGTATTATGGTCAATATGAACCAGCGTGGAGGAGATCGTGGCGCTACTTTGATCCCTTGCCAGCGAGGAATCCGGCGAGAAAGAGAACCGTTGCGCCGATAATGTCCTTCCCAAACGGATTACCCACAGCGACCAGGTAAAGGCCAAAAACGACAATCGCCCCGACCAATACAAAGCCAGCGATGTTGAGTTGATGCATTCGTGAGTCCTGGGTTGTTATGCGTTCATGTTCGCGCTTCCGTTCATCGTCAATCGACCGGACGTTGTTGTCGTTTACGTCCTTCTGCTTAGCGTGCAGGTCCATCAACGCCTGAGTAGTCCAGACATGCGCTGGAATCGCGGTGTTCACCTGCGTCTGAGTCACTTGTTGAATGTTGTAGGAGGTTGGGACGGGCTCTGGCACAGGTTCTGGCGTCGATACCACGATCGGATCAGATTGTCTGGTCGGATGGGGATCAGACATGCGGCAGAGCATTGCGTACTTCGCCGAACTGAGCCAGCGCCTAAAGATTTATGGGTCATATGCAAACTGACCCACTACCGACCGTTCAATCTTCGCTGGCATTATCAGGCTCCGTCTCCTGCTTCTGTGACACCATCAACACTGAGCGCCGCTTGTCCCCATGTGTGCGCGATGCTTGGCTCGGCGTTGCCATGGTAGAGGTCGTAGGCAACGCCTTCGCGCCACCATACGTCAAGTAATTTCCCATCACAATTATAAAACGGGGCACCCCACGGACTTCCAGAATCGCCACGAAATCTTCGAACTAAGTCCCACAGATCATATTTCATCTGATCGATTGGGGCGCGATCTGTATCGGTGGAACTGGGAGGAGACGCCTGTTCAGCGATACCAGAAATTCCAGCCGCAGCAGCGTTGCGCCAACACTGCTGCTCATCTTCGTCGGATCGACCAGGACTGAGATGAGAGACGGGATTGTGCCAGTAGATTGGCACGTTCGGCACCATGTTCCGCGCCCACGCAATCGCCTCGCACGTCTTGTCGTTCTTCGTGACGACTTCCCATGCGAGCTGCACGCGCGAAGCGTAGGCGCCGACTTGCGAGATGATGGTCCCGAAGTCCCGCTCGTAGTTGGCCAAGTCCCATTCGTAGCCGTCGAAGTAGGGCGAGCAGTCGGGCAGCAGCGCGAGCGTGATGCGAATCCCGCGGCGTTGCAATTCTTCGCAGACGCCGAGAATATCGTCGTGCCGCCAGTCGGTCGCTGGATACTGGCCGTCGTAGCCTCGCTGGGTGAAGGCTGGGCCGATGATCGTCTCGTTCATGCCCAGCGCTTGATAGGCATCGAGAATCCGCGCTTCGTCCGACAACATGACGTGCTCGATCTCGTCCATGAAGAACGGATTGTCCGAGGCGAACGGGTGCGGCCCGAATGGGAACGGCCCGGTGATGACCAGTTGGCCACGACGAGGACCGATAGGCGGGGTTGGACTCCCGCCGCCGAGCGCCAAGCGAGTCAGCGCGTCCATCTACTTGGCCGTCTGGAACACGAAGGCGAAGCTCGAATCCTGCTCGTTACGAGGGCACACAAACAGCACGCCGTTCTGCTTGCGGAAGAAGCCGTAGATGCCGAGCTGCGCGACCGGACGTTCCGAGACGGCCAAGACGCTGGCGTTGCCGTGCGGGTCTACGATTAACCAATACGCGCCCGGACTAGGCTGACCGCCGCCATTGTAGAGCGGCAAGTTCTGCCCCGCCGCGACCAGCACAGTATTCTGCGGGCCGAGATAACTCACCGGCGCGGGCATCGTGAGTTGCAGGCCGAAGTCGATCCCGTTGCCGGAATCGACCAACATGTGCTCGTGGAAACAGGCGGTCATGTGGACTCCTTGGTAAACATGTCGAATAGTTGCGCGAATGGACAACCGTGGAAATGCTGTCCATTGTGTAACGACTGCTCGCAGCCGCAGTAGAGGCACGGCGATCCGTCTACGTTGGCCCTCGGGAACGGGCTGATCTTCACCATCATCTCAGCCAGGCCAATTATCCTCAGCATTGTCCCAATATCGCGCTCGCAATCGTAAGTCTTCATATCAGCATCACTTTCTGCGCGAGTCCCGGCGACGTCGGGGGAATCGGGGACACTTGCACGGGCGCCGGTTGGCCGTTTCTCCAATAGGCCAGCCAGTCTGGCACGAACGCGGGCACGTCAGCGACCGGGCGCAAGTCTTCGAAGATGGCGACGGGAAACCCGAGCTGACTGCACGCGATGAGGTTGTTCGCCACGTCTACGTCAGACAGCACGAAGTTGGTGCGGACGAACGGGATGTAGCCGAACATCCGCACGGCGGTAAATCGGCTCACGAGTTGCCAGTAATAGCCGCTAAACCTGGTGAACTGTGCGTCGGCCGTCTCGCCTGGAGTCGCGCAGCACTGCACCAACACGAGATCGTCCGCGCCAGGCGCGTCCGGGCCGCTCGTCGGTAGACGCAGGAGACTGTCGATCGTGCCAGTGAAGCAGCGCGGCGTCATGTCTGCTCCGTGTCGATGACTTGGTAGATGCCGCCATTGTCAAGCCGCAGGTAGCGGCCTTGGTCTGGACTGCGTTCGTCGATCGATCCGTTCGCGTCGAACGTCCTCGGCCCGACTCCGGCCTGATGCAGATACGCTGCGAAGATCGTCGGCTGGGTCAACTGGCGAATCAGCGACTGATCTGGCAACGTCGGTTCCAACATCCACTGGTCCGGCGTCGAGAAGATCGTCGGGTCGCCCGAAATGGCCGCCGTGCCATCCTCGCTTAGTCGTGGCGGAATCTGATAGTCGCCCGTGAAGACGCGGTAGAGCTGCTGCGTCGGCGCGTGATAGCAGACGACGCCGGGAGCACCAGCGGTCGCCTGCCCAATCGTCCAGTCGCCGCGCGTCATCCAGAGCGGCAAGAGGTAGGTCGAGCCGTCCGCCAGCGTCACGGCCTTCGTGCGAGTGGCCCCGCCGCACATCACGATCTCGTTCATCGGCGTGATATCGAGAATGCCCTCGCTGTAGTAGGTCCACCCTGGCACGGGCAGCACTGGGCCGCCTTCAATCGGTCGGGCATAGCCTTGCCCGTCCGTCTGCTGCCAAACAACGTAGCCCTGCCAGTCGAACGCCACGTCCCAGTGACCAGGCGTCGGCTCGAGCGTCTCAAGCGTTCCGTCGTCATGCTGCAACACCGCGTTCCCGGCCGCGTCGTGGCCGCAGACCCAGACACGATTCGCCCAGACGCAGACGCGGGCATAGGTGAGCGATGAGGTCAGGCGTTGGCCTTGGCGGGCGTCAGCGAAAAGATACATCTAGCGCGGCTCCTTCCTCTCGGCGGGCGGGGTAGGCCGCGAACTAATCTCTTGATGTAGTCGGCTGATTTCGTCTAGTTCGATCTCCCGCGTGGCGCGACATGCCCAGCCGTTCGTCGCTTCTAGCGCCAAGCGTTTCATCCTCGCAATCTCGGCGCGGGCCTCGGCGAGTTCCACCTTCAGCGCGTCCCGCTCGGCCACGAGTGCCGCCACGATACCGTCAAGCGAGTGCGGACAGTCTGGCGCGTGTCCACGTCGGATGCCCTGGTCGCATGTCTCGCACATCGCCACGTCCAGCGCAGCGACCAACGCGTCCAGTTCCTCTCGCAGCGCCGCGTGCTCGGCCCGCAAATGGTCCCGCTCGTCCTTCAGGTCTATCACCTGACGAACGGGAGGAAATGATTCCTCGAAATCGCTCACCTCGTTACCGAGAAGAACCGTGTCGATGGCGCTAAGCAGCATTTCCAGAATGACGCGCTGAGAATCGCTGGTTTTCAGCGCCGCGTGCTCGGCCGTCAGCCGCTCCACGTCGGCGCGATAGGCTTCGTGCGAGCGGCCGATTCGCTGGATCAGACGCAGGACGTCATCGCCCTCGTTGCGTTCCAGCAGTTCTTGCACCTGTGCGGCCGTCAGTCTCGGATCGCTCATCGCGGCCTCCCGTCTTGCGACTCGTTCCACGGGTTTACCGCTGGCGTTTCGACCGCTTCGTTATTCCTGATGTCGGCCCAACTCCACGACTCCGCGCCGTCCACATGAAGCAGAAATCGAATCGGCGCACCGCGTGGAGGCAATTCTGGATGATCCGTCTCGCGCAGGATGCGATGAACCGCATCGGCAATCTCGCGCTTCTGTCTCACGCTAAACATCTCCATCCTCCCCTTCGGCCACGTCAGGGCGTCAGCGCGGGCATAGCGAATACGTCAGTCTCGGATCGCTCATCGCAGCCTCCCGTGTCCAGGCTCAACCAGTGCGGGCATGTTCACAGTGACCTCGCAGTATCGGCGATGTCGGCAAATAGCGGCACTTGTTCGCGGTCTCGTTCGCCAACCGCCGCGCGGACATTCTTTACCGCTTGCTTGTAATAACTCGCCTTGAGCTCAATACCAACCCCGCGCCGATTGTTCAGCACCGCGCCGTAGACTTCTGAGCCGACGCCCATAAACGGCGTGAGCACCGTCTCGCCAGGATTCGAGCGAAGCGTGACGATGCGCTCGATCACGTCGAGCTGCAAGGGATGCACATGCTTCTCGTCATCTTCTTCGCGCGCATCATGGAACGGCAGCACGCGGTCGATTCGCACGTCATCCCAGAAGGCTGACGCATATTGCCGCCAAATCCAATGCGAGTAGCGATTCTCGGTCTGTTTGCCTGTCCAGCCTCGATACTGCAGCAGTTCGGTCGGCATCTGACGCTCGCCCGCATAGTGCAACAAGCCGGAGGGATGCTCAATCGGAATCGGATTGGTCCCGGCCTTGCGGAACAACAGCAGGTAATCGGCGGACGCGACATCGCAGAGCGACGCATCCTCGACGACTTGCTTGTGCGCCAAGCCTTTAGCCATTGTCCGCATCCTGACGCCGAATGGCTCCTTCCAGACCGCATGCCGGGCAATGAACTTGAATCCGTGCGACCCGTGAAGCGCCACAATCGCCGCCGGGAAATCATAGAGCGTGCCGTTGCCGTTCGGAATGTCCATGCAATGCACTGCCGTGATGCGCCCAGGCAGCGTCACGCGAGCGAGCTCAGCCACAACAAAGGCGTAATGCTCGAAAAACTCCTCGCGGCTCCGACAGTTGCTCAGGTCGCGCTCGCTTGAGGAGTAGTTGTAGAGGCCACAGAATGGAGGGCTGTAGACGGAGAGATGCACAGACTCTGACGGTAGGCCGTCGAGCACATCGATGCAGTCGCCCAAATAAATCGCGTATTGGTCGGTGATCTCATTGGTCATCGCGCAAGCACTCCCATCCAGTCAGGTATCGGCGCAGATGCAGACTGCATCGGCGCGGTGCGAATTGTCGTCGCGTCAGCCATCGCCGCGACCATCTCTGTGAACATGCGGTCAGCGGCAACAGTCTTGCGCTGCAAATTGCTCATCACGTCAGCCTCGCCCTCGGTCGAGATGAGCGTGACCGTCACCGGCCGAGTCTGCCCGTAGCGCCAGCACCGTCGGACAGCCTGGTAATACTGCTCGTAGGAGTGCGACGGGAACATCGTCACATCGGCGCAATGCTGCCAATTGAGGCCAAATCCGCCGATCTTCGGCTTCGTAATCAGCCCGCGCACCTGGCCCTTGGCAAAGGCGTCAAACTTCTCGACCTTGGCCTCATCCGCATCATTCCCACTGACTTGGACCGCATCCGGCAGGAGCTTCTCGAGCAGGTCGCCTTCGTCGTTCAGGTGACACCACGCCACGTAGGGCCGCGCGTGGCTAGCATGGATAGCCGCCGCATGTTCGCAGCGTTCTGTTAACGTCGCGCGACGTTCCCATCGCTGCTCCCGCAAGTCTTTCGCGGGCATGACAAACAGCTTCCCATCGGTCGGGCGGGAGCATTGGACGATATCGACCCGCTCCACCAGTGGCGGCAGCGCGAAGGCTGCATCGGAGAATCCGAGGTCGCTCGGCTTGCGCAATGCGCGAGACCACGAGCAGAGCCATTGCCAGAATGGCCGCTCGGCGTGTGGCTTGAATCGCCACTTCGTCTGATGGCCCCATCCGGCGATCGTATTGCCGTCGTTCTTAAAGAACCGCGTTAGCATGTCCATGTAACCCATCTCGCCCAACGCCTCAGCCGAGGTGCCGAGTTCAATGTAATCGTTCGGCGCGGCCGTCGCAGTGCAGAGCAGCCGATAGGACATCTGGCGCACAAACTCAGTGACGGTCGCCTTAGTCACACCATCAAAGTTCTTCAAGATGCTCGATTCGTCACAAACTACGCCAGCGAACTGATTGCGGTCGAAATGCTCCAGCCGCTCGTAATGCGTGATGACAATCTCGGCTCGGCTGGACAACTTGCCATCCTGACTGCGCACCGCATCAATGGAGAACTTCTCGGCCTCGCGCAAGGTCTGCGAGGAGACCGCGAGCGGCGTCACGACCAGCACGGGACGATTGGTGCGCTCGACTACGTTCTGCGCCCAGATTAGCTGCATCGGCGTCTTGCCGAGTCCGCAGTCGGCGAAGATGGCGGAGCGGCCTTTCCGCATTGCCCAGTCCACTAGCGCCGCCTGAAAATCAAACAGCCACGCCGGAAGCGTCGGCGTGAAGCCCGACATCTCCGCCGTGTGCAACTTACTGGCGAGAAACGTCTGATACGGATTCATCACGGATCACCTTCGGCCTGTGCTGGTCGCAGGAATCGTGCGGGTCGACGTTCATGCCGGGGTTCTGCGTCGGCTCCCAACACGTCCCGATGGCCGTAGACCGGCGCTTCCAGAAGTAGCAGGTGCGGCAGAGTTTCGGGCTCATAGCATGTCCTGGTCGGTTGGTTCCGGCCGCTTGTTGAAGATGGCTTTCTTTACGGGTCTCCACGAGTTCATCGGCTTCTCGCCCGTGCCCGCCACGCGAATCTCCAGATCGCTCATCGCTTCCCTGAGCTGCGGCAGGAATAAGCGTTCCACGCGTTCTGCCGTCGCCAAGTCCGGGCAGAGCAGCTGATTCCGGTCCAGGCTGCAGCCGGCGAACCACAACCCCATCCAGTAGGCCGTGGCGCTGATGCCGGCGTGCGATAAGAGTTCTGGAAGCGTGCGAATCATCTACCGCCTCGTATTTCCGATCGTAACGCGCTCTATCCCGCGATCTACCGCGCAGGCGACTGGCGCACGCTGTGAGTGGCACCCCCCGCCAGACCGTCGATCGTTGTGCCCCCGCCGGTCCTTGCCTCTAGGTGCCTGCGCCGTCTGACTGGGCTGGCCTGGTGAGCCAGATCGCTTACGCGCGGGGTGTGAGCGCACACAGTGCCCGCTTGCCAGACGGTTCCCCACAGGGTCAGCCGCTCGTTGGAGCTCCGGCCTGAGCATCGGCGCGTCTGGTCGGTGTCCCGCAGACCGCTCGCGTGGATGAATCGTGGGAGGTTGCGTCAGGAAGGGCGGCTTGCTAGACTGGCCAAGCCGAAACATCTTGACGTGCCGCCGCGCGTCTTGCTGAGTCCCGACCACGTTCATCGCGTGCTCGGGACTTCGGCTTTTATACGCCTGATTCGGCGCGCAGTCAACGTCAATCCGCTGCCAATCAGCAGAAAACTCGTCGGCTCCGGCACGGGCGTCACGTCATGCGGGTCCGGCGTCGGGTCCGGGTCGATGCCGTGCAGGAACGTAATCGTGCCGAGCACGTCCTGGTAGTCGTAGTCGCCACCGGCGCCCAAGTCCTCGAAGCCCCAGCTCCACGTCGTCGCCCCGGTCTGCGTGAAGGCGAACTGCGGCCCGGTTGCCAGCACCTTGCCAATCGCCGGCGACCAGCCCCAGAGATGCCACGGCCGGTCGAGGTAGACTTCGAGCACCGTCGCGGGCTGGTTCGCTCCGGGCTTGTCCAGCACGCAGCCGACCGCACTGACGGCACAGACCGTATCGCCCTCAAAGCCGATCGTGTCCTGGCTGTAGAGCGCGGAGTGGCCGCCGGTCACGCTGATCAGATAGGTCCCGGCCGCGAAGTCCGCATGACCCGCGCTGATGTCCGCGGCGCCGGTGATATTCGCGAAGGTGCCGGGCGGGTCACCGTCCCAGCTCGTTCCGAACGAGATCGGACTGGCCGAGACGACGCTAGACGTGAGCAGTAGGAGCAGCAGTGTTTTCATGTGACGTCTCCTGAACGGTGTAGCGATACTTCGTCTCGGTCCACTTGCGGCCCATGAAGGCGTGCCGCGTGGTCTGGTTCTCGATGGTCATGTTGAACGGCGGGCGGCGCAGTTCACTCAGCCTAGTGCGGAAGGCGAACGTGCCGCCAATGTCGAGCAGCGCGTGGCCGTCTACCCATTGGCCTGGACGGGCGCGAAGGTAAGCCGCGAGTCGGTCGCACAGGCTCACTTCACCCTCCGCAATCGTTCCGCACTGCTCCGGCTCGCTTCCTGCCGACTCGCCGGAAACTTGCGCCGCATGACTTGCCGCTCCTTGGCGCTGCGATGGATCGCCTCGGTCACATAGCCGCAGGCGTGGCAGTGGAGCTCGAGGATGCCGCGACTGTTGCGCTCGACGTAAGTTTCATGGCCGTGAAGCCAACAACGCAAGCTCATGATTTCGCCCTGAACGCTTGAGAGCGCTTGAAGTATTCGTCGGCCGTTTCGTATGGCCCCTGACGCAGGTGCATCGGCACATTGAACCAAGGCGGCATTCTGTCGAGTTCCGCAAAGGTCATTGAGGCGTTACGATTCATTTGCTCCTGCAGCCGCATGTCCTCCACAGAGCGTGGCGGCCCATTATGGATGACCGGCGGCGTCGCCACGATGCGATACCACGCCAAGCCCAGCGCCGCCGACACGACGCCGAACAGCCAGCCCATGACGAAGATCAACATTCGGTCCTCCGAATCTGCAGTTGCTTGTTGGCATCGCCTTCAATCGTCAGGCGATAGGCGTGAGCGTCGGCATGGCACTGAGCACACAGCGTCGCCACATTGTTCGTGATGGTCTCGCCGCCGGCACTCCTGAAGCGGATGTGATGCCGATGGGCCTTCTGCAGCAGTGACGTAGCGTTGGGGCTGCAGCGTTCGCCGCACGCACGGCAGCGATACTTGTCGCGGGCGTCCACCGCGCGGTAGACCGCGCGTTCGATTTGTTTCCGCATCGCTAGCCGGTCTTGGCGTTCTTCAGCGCGGCTGATGGGTTTAGAGAGGCTGGTCATAGTCCACCTCGTTCGGGAGCGCGATCTTGAAATCGAACTGTTCGAGCGCCCACGGCACGACCCAGTCGATCAAATGGCTGCCCTCTTCGACGGTCAATTCCGACGTGCTGGGCTTGATGGGTAACTCGCGGCCGGCGACATTCTTCCAGCCCCAGCACTCGCCGCAAATCAGCAGCTTCATTTCAGACATGGTGTAGCCGAGATGTTCGCCCAGTGGCCCGAAGACGCAGCCATGTAAGTAGGCGTTCTGGTCCAAGCTCCGTTGACTGCGCTTGCGCTTGATGGTGAACTCCACGTCATGCCCATCCAACGTCGCCAGATGCCGCTTGACCGCGTTCAGGTCCGCATGGACGAGCTTGCCGTCGCGCACCGTGGCCGTGAAGATCGGCGTCATCGCACCCACCTGGCCCACTGGATCGCTTCCTCGACGGTATGCACGATGTGGCAGTTCCACAGATTGTGAAAGTCCCGCTGCGCTGGCGTCAGCGATTCTCCTGGGGCTTTCACTTCCACAAGGTAGAGACGGAGCCGGCGTTGGACGAGCAGGTCTGGCACACCGCGGCCGACATCGCTGAGCACTTCCACGAGGCATCCCGCGCGGCGAAGGGCCTCAACGATCTCTGATTGATTCGCGTCCACTTTACGCGCTCGCCGCATGGCTAGTAGCCCACCGGATCACGGTCGGGCGAGTCCCAATCGGGCGGAGTCGTTCGCGCCGGCTGCTTCACCTTGCGCGACTCGTCGCGGGCGAAGGATTCCCCGCCGCCGCGCGGCTGCGATTTCATCACGCGCCAGTCGGGGGACTTCTCCGACTTCTTCGCGGCGCGAAACACCACGACTTGCTGACCGTTCACGGTGCCGGTCATGTAGGACTTGCCGGCCGAGCTCGTGCGCTCCCAGAGCGCGCCGATCTCGTTGTCATCGCGTTGAAATGGCATGTGGCCTCCTGAGGGTTTTGACCGTGTCGAGCTCAGCGCGCGCTTCGTCAAGGAACTTGCTCACGGCCACCGCGTAGTCGGCCATCGACGCAGCAATCTCGGCCTTCGTCACGCGCACCAGGAACGTGTCGAGCCCGTCGCCCAACCTATCGTCAAACGACAGGAAGTCACAGTAAGCCCGACCGCTCACCATGAGATTGTGAATGATCTGCGGCAGATGTTCCGGCGGCATCCGGCCTTCGCGCAGATAGCGGATGTGGGTTGCGGACTTCGGGCACTTGAGCTCCAAGAGTCCGTCGTCGCCAATCAGCCCATCGGGGGAGCAGCCGAGGTGGTCGCCGTCCGTGATGAAGCCAATCGGCCGCGCGAGATTGCCGGTCAGCACTTCGTAGGCTTGGAGCGCCATCGGTTCAAGATCGGTCCCGCGCTGCATGGCCGCGTTCATGTAGTCGTCCTCTTGCGGCTGGCCGGTGAGCCATTCGGCCACAAGCTTCAAGCGGGCGTCACGACGTGCCGCCGCTTCGCCTGACTTGATGGTCGCTAGCACGTCCTTCGCCATCGTGCCAGTCACGCGGCCGCAGCGGAGCGCCTTCCACTCGTCCGTGCGTTGGGCGATTTGATGGAGGGTCATTGGTTTACCACCTCCACGATGATAATTATGAGTCCACCGATAATCATGGCGACACCGAACCATCCTAGAAAAGTAAACGCGCTGTTGTAAGGGAATCCGCTAATGCCATCAGGAACATGAATGGCCCCGCTTGGAGCCACTAAGTTTTCGTGTAATTTCATCAGCACATTCGTGCGTTCTAGGGGAGTCGCGTTTGTCGGTAACGCTTTCACTTGATCGCGTGCGGAGGTCAGCAGCTCGTGCCAGAAGCCGACATCTTCCGTGGCGTCTCGATAGAGCACCGAGGTATAGCCAGCAGTCATGCCGTGTTGGTCGGTATACGCGATGGCGACATCAAGCGACTGAATCGCCATCGCCTGGTCGGTAGCAATGGCCGCCCGGTAGATATACGTGCCACAGAACAAGTCAAATCGCTCTGCTAGCACGGCGCGAGTGATAGCGACTGCTAGAAGCAATGCGCCACCAAGCGAGATGAGCACGATTGAAAAGGCCTTCATTGGGCCACCGCCGCGCGCTGGGCCTTCGCCTTGAGCTTGTCAATGGTCTCGGCGCTACTGCTGGCCTTGAGATACGCCCGATACTCCACAGGCGACTTGCGCCAGGCATCCTCGAGCGCCGCGGTGCCTTTGTCCGCTACGACCGTCAGATCGTCCAGCCAGGACTGGTAGCCCTTCGGCTGAATGTCTGACGCCTTCATAAAGCTCGTCTTGGTCTTGAGCGGTCCCGATCCTACGGCCGCGTTGCCGTCGTCGTCCTCCGGGGCCACGCCAACGAAGGCTGCGAGCGCATACCGACGCAGATAGGTCGTGGCGGAGCCGACCCCTTGCGCGTCCATCTTCTCGATGGGCGTGGCGGCGGTGTCCTGCACCCACTGCCCCGACGTGTGCATAAGCAGCGTTTGCACCATGACGATATAGGGCCCGTCAGGCTGGCTGGGCGAGAGCAGTTGTGGGCTCTGAAGCACGCTCAGCCCGTTGGTCGAGAGCGCCTGTCGGCACGCCTCCCAGACGGACGCGAGGTCGGCATACTTAGACTTGAAGAAGGGATTGGCCGAGTCCTTCACGGCACCTTTGATCTGGCCTTGGGCCTTGGCGAGGGCGGCGGCCAGTTCGTTGATCTGCTCGGAACGGGTCATTAGTCGGCTCCTTCGATAGCGTCGTCGTAGCTGTAATTGTCGTCGGGCGTCGAGCACGGTTCGCAGTAGTAGACCGTCTCGCCCGTCTTGTCTGACGTGCTGATGACGCTCTCCCGCTCGGGCAGGGTCTCGCCACAGTGGGCACAGACGACCGTCAGGGCCTCGCAGGCGGGGCAGATGGTCGTCTTGAGGCCCGTGGTCGTCTCGCGGACGGACAGCGCCTCGTGCTGGCCCCAGTGGCAATATGGCGTGGCCGGGACGATGGTCAGGGAGTCAGCGCAGCAGGCATAAGCCAGCGCCTTGGCGTCGTTGAAGAGGGCTTCGGCAAAGGGTTTCATCGTCAGGCTCCTAAAGTGAGGCAATCGCCCAGAGCAGCATCGTGACGAGGCCCAGCGCACAGAGGCCCAGAAACGACCCGGCTTCACGTCGGCATTCGGGGCAGTGGCGGAGGTCCCAGTCGTGGTCGGCGCGGTGCTTCGTCATCGAATGCACTCCGCGAACTTGGCAAGAGCCAATGAGTGAGCCTGAGAGAACTGAATCAGATGCACGGTCGGCGTATCCTCGTCAGTATCGTCAAAGGTCGCTGTCAGCACGCCGAACATCGATCCAGACGGGGAGAAGCAGCGAACCAGATACACCGGGCCTCCATCTG